ATAAATGGTGTATACTTTAAACTCGTCATTGTAAAATTTTTAATTTGACACTTAAAATTGTATGATTCGTCTGAACTGCTTACTACATCAAACGATTGATATTCTTGTGCTGTAACTGTTTTAGATATTAATAATAGCATAATACATATAGTTATTATTTTAGTTATATTTTTCATGTAAAAATACCTCCAAATTTAATTTATTATACTATTAGTATACCACTATTTTATAAAAATACAACACAAGTATATACAATATTTACAAATATATTACACTTTTAATTCCAATTCTTTGATTCTATGTTCTAAATCAATTAAGATTAGTTGTTGCTGTTGAATCACACTTATTGCAGGACTAATAAATTCCTCATAACGAAGTCCATATAGATAACCTGTTATTTCAGATGAGGTATCAAATTCACCAAATTCGTCAACAATTTTATACGTCGGACTTTTTATGAATGCTCCAAGGTCTAATGAACTCATTCCTAATTCGTCTAAAAGAATTTCCACATCATTTGAAATGAAACCTGTGTGCCAACGATTACTGCTATTATCATTATACTTGAACTTTACTGATTTTAACCTGAGAATTAATTTTCTATATACATCATCCAAATCAGCAATATCATGTTTTGCATTTCTATCTGAAGTTGAGACAGTAGAAGTTGCTGCATATAATTGTGTCCATCTGTATGAAGGAGAACCACAGGAAATTGAATTATCTCCAGTTTCACTATGAGGTCTAAAATTGTTTCCATATACTGTTACTTTTGCAACACCACTACTATTATCAGTTAAAGTGGCGTGAGTATGACTTTTTACTGAAAAGAAATTAGATAATCCTTCCCCATTTATTATAATACCCATAATTCCCATAGCACCTTCTAGTGTTATTGAATCACAAAAAATTGCACCAGTATCTACACTATTAGCCCAAATACGTGTTTTTACAGTGCTATCTGTTTTATCAATAATCTTAAATTCATCATTATCTAAAGTAATAGACATCATATTTCCACCAAAGGTAGCTGTTTTTGCATAAAAATTTCCCATGCTATCTATTTTGCAATTTCCGTTTCCTACATTTAAAGTACCACCCACAATTGATGAACCATTAATACTTCCACCCGTAAGTGTTCCATTAACAGTTAAATTTCCAAGTGTTCCACCACTAGCATAGATTGATCCAGAAAAAGATCCATTTGTAAAAACAGAATTATTAGCTGTTAATGCATTAGCTATGCAGTTACCTTGGGAATCTACAGAAAACGTTCCTCCGCCAATAGAAATTGAACCACCGTTTATTTTACCAGAAAACATTAATTCATTTGTCACTGTATCTATGTAAAATTTTTTCACCCCTGAAACTTTAACATTTATAATCTCGCTGGGTGTTTTAGGGTTAATACCAACCGAATATATTCCATTAACAGCAGTAAATCCATCATCAGTTATTGTATAGTTACCACTAGTATTTTTTATTTGTAAATTATTACCAACTATAATTTCTCCACAAAGCATTTTTCCCCATATTCCATACATCAACTGACCATTATATAATCCTTCACCGATGGCTAAATCTACATTCTGCCATTTTGACGAACTCATAAACAACCCATTAGACGTTCCCCACATTTGATTAGGAGAATAATCATTAATATTATCATCCCACCTACGCCACAATGTACCAGTTCCATCAGTTACAAACGACTCATTTTTCCCACCTACTAACTTCTGTTTTGCTAAATCAAATGTCGATTTCATATAATCGTTAACTGTACTCGTTTGATTCTTAGCATTATTCCAACCAGTTCCACTTATCGATTGAGAAGTAGCAGCACTACTAGACTGTGATTGTATTTCTGCTAACTCATATATTCCATCTAATCTGTTTTTACTACTGAAAGTCATAGAGAAATCACTAGGATCGTCCCAATTAACATGTAATTTAAGCAACCTTGCTTCAATTAAAATATCATTTCCAAAATCAATTGTTATAATATTACCTAATGCTAATTGATCTGAATACTTCTTATAATCAAATATAGTAGTAAAGTTTATAGTATTAACTTCTAATGTATATGATGGTTTACATTTCTTAGATAAATCAGTTTGCGCTAATACTAATAAATCACGTTTCATCTGTAATGCTTCAGCTTCTGTCATTGAAGATGTGACTATAAATGTATCATCAGTAAATGTAGCTTCATGATAAAAACGGTTTAATTCTTTATATAATGTAGCACCTAAATACTCTTCAAGATTAAGAGTTAAGCTCCCACATAATATTTGTTGGTTTATTATTTGAGTTTCCTTTGAGTTGACTTGTGATTGTCTTACTTTTAATTCTGTATTTACTGATTCTCTAAGTGAATAATTTGAATTGTAATTAGCTAAACTTGTAGCATCCGTTTTACCTATGTATAAAGACATATTGCTATTGTATATTTCATACTTAACTTTTAATTCTACTAAACCATATTCATACCAATTTGTACTAGTAGATACACTTGGAAGTCTATTATTTAACCCATTCAACTCTTCATATAAAACTTTTACATATTCAATTGCTGGAGTAAAACTAGTTAGTCTACTATTATATTCAACTTCATATGCTTCATATTTACTCCTTAATGCTGTACTCATTTTAGATTTATAATAGCTAAAATTACAAATCTGATTTGTACCTGCTGGATTCACTTCAATTATTCCTAAAGTAGAACCATTATCATCGCCACCAGAAACAGTATATACCGTTATAATATCAGATGAATTAACTTCTAATGATGTATTGTTAATTAAATTATCATACGATAAATATATACTAGTGTTTACTCCTATGTTTTCTAATTTGTAAGCACTCACAACTTGATTAAATGTATCAAATTGGAAAATACATTCATACGTGGTTGCACAGTCATTCACCAAAAATGAATACGCACCAACTTCATCGTTTGTAAATGTTCTATATTCAGTTGTTATTGTGGGATCAATATATCCTATCGTCCATGATGGTAGTTTTTGTTGCCATATGTGCATTATACTATGAGATACATCTGAAGGATTACATAATCTATATCTATCTAATCCACCTTGACTATCACTAGAAACTCCTAATTGACCAAATGAAGTTAATAATTTTGTACACGCTTCATTTTCAAGTGAACTACAATCCACTGATATATACTCGTTATTTCCATCTCCATCTTTTTTTGTATGCGTAATTTGAAACCAACCGATATAAGATAATTCAATTAATTGCAATGCTTCAATTTCATCATAATGAAGTGTTGGTTCTCCATCCTCATATTTATTAACAGTAAATGAGATAGTAGATATATTATTAAAACATAAGTCTGAAGGTAAATCTTTAGCTTGAATAGTACCTATGTAGTCTTTATTTGCTTTAGCCAGATACACATAAGGTCTTTCAAGTCTATTATAAGAATCATAGCTAAACATCATAATTAGATACCTACCTTTCTTGGTTCTTGATAAGATAATTTAATAGTACATAGATTACTAACAGTTAAAATATTTGTTCCATCAGTAAATCTAATCCATCGTTTATTAAAATCTGTCCAAACAGCATGAGATGAGACAGAAGATGATATATCAGGGATACTACCTTTAATAGTAATAACTTCTCCTACAACTAAATTACTAATAGTAAATATTCTATTTGCTACATCTGTGCTATTTGTTATACTTAAACTACCATTTATATTTGATGTAATTATGACATCTGGAAATATATAATCGTCATCATCATTGTTAATAAATAATGTAATTTGTTGATTTATAGTGGAAATATTATAGAGTTTGTTTAAAGTAGGAGAGTAACCATATGGAAATTTACATTGAACACTAAACTCCATACCAACTACATCGCCAACTTTGATTATTTGTGGATTTGATATATTAACTTGAAACTTTACATTATCAAATCTATCATCATCTATTTGAAAATCTATATATTTCCCTCGTTTGCATAACCATTTCTTAATTGAACGTTCTTTCGTTTCGTCTATATTCGTACCATCATAATTTATAACCTGAAACGTAAATGATAATGGACTTGAATAAGGTTGACTAGTAATATGAAAAGCACCGCTTCGAGGAGTTTTCTCGATGTTTAATTCTGTCTCTCCACCACCAGATACCTTTTCAGCACCAGAAACGGCGTCAAAACTAGCACACATAATTCCATATGCTTCATTTGATTCTTTATCTGCTATAAAATTTGAAAACATTTATTTCTCCTCTCCACATTAAAAGACTACTCCAAATTAATGAAGTAGTCTTGATTTGACGGATTATATTATAAGGGCTACCCTAAAACAGGGTAGAGCTAATGTTTATCTGTTTTGTTTTATTATTGTTACTAACGTTGCGTTATTTTTATCTAATGCATTTTTAACTACTCTATGTACTTCGTCTATGTTACTTCCATTTAAAGTTCCTACATTTAAAAGATTATCATAATGAACCGTAATTCCTCCAGATTGTTTAGCGGTAAGAGCACTAAGATTAGGCATTTTTGTACTAATATTAAATGCACTAGTATTAGGATTTATTTTTCCCCAATCCATTAGATTTTTTGTTAAGTCATTATTAATAACACCATCACCTTTAACCATAGGAGTTAATATTGCATTGCTACTAGGTCTGGTTATTATTTCCCCACCATTTTCCTGAGTCCATGCAAGTTGGTCTTCTAATAATTTAGAAATACCATTCTTATAACCTTTTAATTTAAATTTCTTTTTAGTATCATCTCCAACTATACCATCGGAATGTATTCCACTATTTGACTGAAATTTTTTGAGTGCTGACAAAGTACTGTCACCAAATTTTCCATCAACTCCAGTAGATCCGATATTATAACCGAGTGCTTTTAATGCAGTCTGAACAGCTTTAACACTATTTCCACTCTGTCCATATTTAATTAAAGCTACTATAGATGAAACCAAGCCTGATGTAGACGATTTAGTTGTAGTAGGTGTGGTTGTTTTAGTATTTGACGATTTAGTTGTAGTTGCTGTTTTAGAAGTTCCAGAATGTGTTGCGCCACCCGAAGAATTAGAGTCAATCGTACTCGTATCAATTTTAGTAGTGGATGGTAAACCCTCTAACGCTTCTTTGTAAAGTGCTATAGCTGACGTTGCTTTCTCCCAAGGAGTTACAATGCTATCAGTAATAATTAATCCGTGCTCCGTTGCTAATGCTTCAATACCAACACTTACAATACTAGTATCTATCATTACCTTATCTAGAGTGTTTTTAATTAATGTCTCTTCATCCTCCAATGTCTTTTCTAAAACTGTAATCTTATCATTTTGAGATTTTTCATAGTCAGTGTATTCATCATCTAAGGCTTCAGATTGTACATCTACAGAGTGAGCATATTGATCCTCTTTAAGCTTATCTTGTTGAGTAGCTAAATCACTTTCTAATTTTAATCTCTGTGCAATGTCTTTTCGATCAGTGCTTGATTTTAATACTCCAATTTGTTTCTGAAGATTACCGATAGAAGTTGATTGTTCAGATATAGATTTTTGATAATCATGTAAATCTTTTTCGGCACTTAATGCATCTTTCTTAGCGTCAATTAAATCTTTAAATGCAGTTGTTTCATCATTTATTGATTGAATTTCAATATCAACTCTAGCTTTAGCCAAACTAATAATAGATGCTTCTGTTTCTTGTACTGCATTTACAGCATCTCTTTGTAGTCCTTGATTGATTGCTAACTCTTCGTCATATTGCTTTTGTGTTATATTGTGATTCTTTAAATCAGATTTAAGCTTATTAATAGCTAATCCATATTCAGATACTAATTTTCTAGACTCTGCCATTTGTTGAGTATATAAACCTAGTTTGGTAAGTCCTTTATCAGTATAATTTCCAGTAGAATCTACTGATTCAGCATCAGTAATTAAATCTGCTAAACCTGTTAATTCATCTCTCATGTTGTTGATTTTAGTTATACCAGTATCAAATGATTCCCAACGAATATCTCTAACTTGTACGTTTAAGTCATAAATCGCTGCCTCAGTTTTTCTAGATTCTGATTCTAAGTCGTTCAAGTAAGCTAGACCTTCTTTATATTCTGGACTACCTACTTTAATTACTCCATCTTTTACTTGTTGATTAAATTCTTTACTATAAGCTAGAGATTCAGACGCAAGATTTTTAACTAAATCATTATTAAGTTTGATTAAGTAATCATAATCAGACTCCCTTGCAACTTTACCTTGTGATTCTCGTAATGATATTAATGATTCTCGTTTACCTATTTTTGATTGATTGTATGATGAAGAAGTATCGAAAGCTGATATTATGTTATCTAATTTTTGACTTTTTAAATCTTTAATTAAAGTATCAATAGTTGCAATTTCTATGCCTACTGCTTTAGCAGCATCTTTCCATTTAGTATATTCATCAATCTGATTAGCTAATTTTTCATTAGTTATGGTTTGAACATCTAAACCACCTTCATCAACTAGTTTCTGATACTTTGGTGATAGTCCAACATTTTTAGCCATTTTAGTATAAGAATTTTGAATGGATTTAAGACTAGATTTTTCATCTACTTTAGCTTTAACTGCAATATCAATTTGTTTATTTTTGTTTGTATATGATAAATACTTGGAGACTGAGTCGATTGCTTTTTGTGCTTTATCTTTAAGTTTATCGATGCGAATTTCAAACCAATCGAAAACTTTTGAAAATTCTTTTTTGTCCTTTTCTTTTTTATCTGCTGTTTTATCTCCGTTTGCACCCTCATATCCTTTTAGGTTTAAAGTACCTGATAGAGAAGTATCAAAACTATCAATTATAGATTTAAGTCCTGCTAAACTTGATTCAGCTGCACCAAAATTATCTGTCATATCAATTGCAGTAGCTGCGTCTCTCATATCTGTAGAGGTGGAAGCTGTAGAGTTTGCCTTATCGCTTGCTAATTTAGCACTTTCGAGAATATATACCTGTCTTGCATACTCTTTATCTAATGCTAATTTTTGTTCTTGTAGATTTTTGTAATTATCAAAATCAATTCCGTAACTTTTTGCTTTCTCTTTTACATCATCCGATAAATTATCAATTACCTTAGAATAAAAACCTTCATCAAGCTGTTTCTTTTCAATTATTGCTGATTCATAATTATCAAAATCCGTATCATATGCTGTTTTTAATCCTGCTAAAACGTCTTCAGTAGAAGCTAAACCAGCTAAATAATCAGATACGACACCTTCAAGTTCAGGATACTTATCAATAATTGTTTGTAATGAGCTAGAAGATATGTAACCTAATTCTTTAAATTCGTCTTTTACTGTTGAAATTAATTGACCACTAGATTCCATTGCTTTTAATGCTTCGGATAAAGATAAAACAACTTTTGCTTCTTCTTCAGTTGCACCTGTAACACCTGCTGTTTCGATAGCCATCGCTTTAATTCCATCTACAAAAGCTTTCACGCTATTCTGACCTTCTCCTAATATTAGATTAGAACCAGATAAGACTGCGTTTAATTTAGAATAACCAGTGATTGTAGATTCATCTAATGTACCGTCTTTAGCCATTTTGACTAATTCTTCTTTGGTTTTTTCTAATCCTTCTGTGTCGAAAATACTGTCTAATTTTATCGTGTTCCATTTTGCAGGATTAACAGTAGAATATATTAATTTGAGATTAGCTTCTATTGCAGTATAGTTATCATAAATTTTCTTTTGTTCTGAATCCATTTCACCGTATGGAGTATCTTTTATAACATCATAATAATCTTTCATGTCTGTTTTTTGTTGCTGTAATGCATCAATATCATCCCATAAATAATCTGTGACTTGTTTTATTGATGTTCCATATGCAGTAACTTCAGATGCATTTCCATTTGACATAGCCGTATCTTTTAATTTTCCATATTCTCTATAAGCAGCAATTAAATTAGCTATATTATCTTCTTCAACGGAAACACCATATGACTGAAACATTGTTTGGTTATCAGTAATTTGACTCTCAATTGGTTGGAATGTATCTTGTGTACTACCAAATTGTTTGTCGTAAGTGCCTACTGCCGTAACAGCTAATACTTTCTTAGCTTTTTCTTCATTACGTTTGGCAATTTCTTCTTGAAATCGTAGTTCTTCAGTTATTTTTTGAAGTTTTTCGAGTTCCCCTTCTTCAGCATAAGTTAAATTATCTTTTGCTAATAAGTCATTCATCAACTTAGATTGTGTTTTGAGTTCAGTTGTGATTGATTCTAATGCGGTTTTTGACTCATCGTAAGCAGAACTTGCAGCATCTAGTTTTTCTTTTTGTTCATCTAGAGTTACAATTATACTATCAAACAACTTTAAAACCAATGGTAGAGCAATTAACAATCCCCCAGATATTATTCCAGTTAACACTTTTATAGATAAAGTTACTCCACCAATTGCAACAGATGTTGTTCCAGCAGCTATTCTTGCTTGAAATAAAGACGTTACAAAACCTTGTAAAAAGTTTAATTTTTCACTTTTAGTAAATGATAGGTATACAACTGCTAAAGTAGATAATACTGGTATTAAACCACCTACAGCATTAGTTGCAGACAAGACTCCACTAGCGAGATCGTAGAATCCTTTTATCCAATTACTGTTTATTGTATTAGACGCCAATTCTTGGAAATTTGCCTTCATTTTTGCAGAAGAATATTCAATACCTTCCATATATTTGGACTGCTCATTAAGTGCTGAATTCTGAGATGTAATAGATGTCTCTAATGCTTTATCTACTTGACCAGACTGGTAAGACTGGATGAGCGCAGCTACATCGTTTCCCCTATTTTTTCCAGCTATAGTCTCT